AAATTGAATGAGAATATTGTTATTATGTTGAATGATTACATGTTCATAATTGTATAGATGCAGTTAGATATTGATGAATAATGAAACTAGCTAAGAAGAAAAAGAAATGAGTATATTTTGGAAGTATTAGTAGTAGTTAAAGTTTTATAATTAATATTAAATAATATGAGGAAAAACTATAAAAAGGTAGATGAATTAAATTTCAGTTATACAGAAGAAATTATAAGAAATGTTAATTCAAAAGAATGGTTGGTTCTTATGAATAATTGATTAGCATCTATTAGAAAACTACAATGACAAATTAAATGAATTGAACAAGAAATTGAAAAACAAGTAACTATTTTTAATGCAGGAGTTGATATTATGGACGAAGCAAATACAAACATAAAGACAGAAATTGTTTTACCTAAAAAAATTGAAGATATTGATAATTTGCCTGAAGTAAAAATCTTTTGAGAAAAAGAAGTTGAGGAAGTTGAAGAAGTTGAAAAATAAAATTGGCTTATTGATAGGAGTTTAATCGGTTATTACTGTATGTAGAGTATAAAAAAAAGAAAGGCTATTTTTTAGCCTTTTTTTTATTGTTTGCATTTTTTTAAAAAAACAGTATAAGAAGATTAATTATTTTTATAAAAATATTAAATGAAAATCTTTTGATACGATATAAAAATTTCAAAAAATCCTTTAAAAAAAAGTTATAATGATAATTATATTTCCTATGGTGATCGGAGTTCAGAAACAGTTGTAATTAATTTACAAGTGTTTTTTGAATTATATAAAAAAAATGCTGATATAAGACAATCAATTAATAAGATTTCATTAGCAGTAGCAAAAAATGGAATTGATATTTATGATAAAAAAGAAAATATTGTTGAAATTTCTCCAGAAGAAAAAAAGAATATTATTGCTATATATTCTGATCCAACATTATTTTGATTTAAAAAAGAATTTTTTAAACAATATTTAATTAGTTGAGAAGTTTATATAATATCAACAATTAATCCTTTCACAAAAAAATCTAATTGATTACAAATATTAGATAGCAGATCAATGAGTAAATTATATGATACTAATTGAAATATTACTTGATTTAGACAATATTCATGACATAAAAGTAAAACTTATTCAAAAGATGAATTATGTTATTTTCAATTTGAAAAAGATATTGATAATGCAAGTAATTGAATGGGATTAATGTATTGAATTATACGAGATGCTTTAAGTGATTTAAAAAGTTCACAAAGTAATTATAAATTTTTTGAAAACAACGCTATTCCAAATTCAATATTAATGTTAGACGATAATTTGTCAGATGAAGAAATGAAAAATGCTAAAGAACAATTTGAAAGAGAGTATAAATGAACAAATAATGCTCATAAAACAATGATTGCTTGATGAATTAAAGATATTAAGGTGTTAAGTGTTTCACAAAGAGATATGGAATTTATTAATCAAAGGAAATTGACAACTGAAAAAGTTGCTGCAACCTTTTGAGTTCCTAAATCTATTTTATGATATGTTGATAATGTTAATTTTGCTAATTGAAAAGAATTAAAATCAGAATATATTGAATGAACAATAAGACCATACGAAAAGGATTTTAATTTTGTTATGAATAGTTTAACAGCTAAATTTTTCCCACAAATATATGATAAATATACTTTAAAATCTAATTGAGAATCAACAGAAGATACAGAAACTATTATAATAAATCAAAGACTTGACATTGAATCTTGATTAAAAACTATTGATGAAGTAAGAGAAGAAAGATGACAAGATCCTTTCAACTCTGAAAATAGTAATATTCCATTAATAAAAAGTAGTTTAGTTTTATTGGAAGAAGTTTGAATCGAACCTATAATTGATTTTAATGAATAAAAAAAAAGGTTGCTTAGCGGCGTAATTGGGATAATATGTAATAGATATTGTTCCTTCCATTAATATATGTTTTATACTATTACTATAAAAATATGAAAGAAATACGAAAAGATATAAAATGATATGAATGATTGTATAAAGTATCTAATTTATGAAATGTATATAGTTTAACTAGAAAATGACATTGTTGAAAAATATTGAAATCTTTAAAATGTACATCATGATATTTACAAATTGATTTATGTAAAAATTGAAAAAGTATAAAAACATTAATTCATAGATTAGTTTGAAAAGCTTTTATAAAAAATAAAGAAAATAAAAGAACAATAAATCATATAAAGAAGATAATAAAGTTGATAATTTAGAATGGAATACTTATTCAGAAAATCATTTACATTCTTTTAAAGAATTATGAAGAAAACCAAATATGTTATGAAGACTTTGAATAAATAATCATTTATCTAAGAAAATTATTCAATATACAAAAGAATGAAAATTAATTAAAATTTGGAATAGTATGAATGATGTAGAAAGAAAAATAGGAATAAATAATAGTCATATTTGTAAAGTCTGTAAATGAAAAAGAAAAACAGCTTGATGATTTATTTGGAAATATAATAAAGATGCCGATACCAGCAAACTATAGAAGAATATTAAGAAATGAGGTACGTATGCAAAACATAATGGTTACTTCTTTTAGAAAACAAGAAAAATATTTATTAAGAAATTTAAAACAATTATTTAATAATCCAAATAAAGTATTACAGTCTTATAATTATCTTATAAATATACAACAATCATTAAATTTTGAAAAAGAACTTCCACCTGATACCACTTGAGAACCTTTATGATGATTTTGGTCAAAAATGGGTGTTTATAAGATGATTGAGAAATTGAAAAATCAAATAAAAAAGATAACTGATAAATGATATAAAAGGTCATATAATAAAAATAAAGAGAAGTTACAAAAAAATTGAATAATATATAATAGTAATGCATGATTAGAATATAAAGAAATATTTTGAGTACAACACTTAAGTGATTATAAATGAAGTATAAGCAGGACAACTAAATTAAAAATAATTGAGAAGATAAAAGAATGATATGATAAAAATTGGACATATTGAGAATTAAGGGATGAAATAGTAAAAATAAATAGTGTATTGTTTGATAAAAATAGAGCACAATTAATAGCAGTTACTGAAATGGGACAGGCTTATGAATATGGGAACTGGTTACCAATGAAAAAATATAAAGATGCTTGATGACAGGTAGAAAAGAAATGGCAAACCGTGCAAGATGCAAGAGTGCGTCCTGAACATACAGAAAACGAAAATAAATGACGAAAAGATATTGATTATTTTTATCAAGCTACAAACAGTTGATTTGCACCAACTTGAGTAAGGTGTAGATGTACAATGTTATACAAAATATTATAATTTTAAATTTTAAATATAAAGTATGAAAAAATTACTAAAAAAAGATAAAGATTTCTTTCAAATTACATGCGAAAAAAAATCTATTAAAGAAATTAAAGGTGATAATTGAGAAACTACTTGAATTGAGATAGAGGGGTGGGCAAGTACTAAGGATAAAGACAGAACAAATGATATAGTAAACCCAAAGGCTTTTGAATCTGCATTAAATTTGTATATGAAAAATCCAATAATTTTATTACAACATAAAAGAGACAAACCAATTTGAACTGTAACAGAAGCAAGTATAAAACCTAGAGGGTTATATATTAAGGCTAACATCACAGAAGATCAAGATTGAATTTTTTCTGCACTAAAAAACGGTGTTTTAAAAACATTTTCTATATGATATATAATAAAAGATTTAGATGTTAAAGAAATAATTAAAAATTGAGAACTTGTGGAATATGAATACACAATAAAAGATTTAGATTTATATGAAATAAGTTTAGTTTCTGTTCCTGCTAATCCTTATGCTTTGGTTAAATCAATAGAGAATTGTATCAAAGAAAATAAAATTAAAGAAATTAAAGAAATTAAAGATGTGGAAGAAGAAGAGGAAGAAGAAATTAAAGAAGAGGAAAAAGAAAAAGAAGAAGAAATTAAAGAAGTAGTAAAAGAAAATGATAATTGAAGTCAAGATTCTGAAAATTCTGATGAAGTTACAGAAAACGGTAATGAAAAAAATATCGTTGAAGAAGACAAAATTAATATAAAAGAAATTATAAAAGAGTTTTGAAATAAAAACGATTCTATAATAAAAGAATTTTCTGAAAAATTTGATTTACAAAAGGAAGAAATTGAATGATTAGAAAAAACACTAATAGAAATTGTTGAGCAATTTAATACTATTTTAAAACAGTTTAATGATATGAAAAATTGAATTGATAAAGTAGTAGTAAAAACTTGATATAATTTTGAAAAACCAGTTGTAAAAACAACACCATATACTAATTTAACTAAAAAGTTAAAAAATATTTAATTTATAAAAAATTTTAACAATGGATAAAAGATTATTAGAAGCAATTAAAAGATCAAAAGAATTATGTTGACAAGATACAGAAAAATTTCTTAAAGAAGAAGAAAAACAAGTAGAAATGGAAACAAAAACGAATGAAGTTATGCATACAACTAATACAGGTTTTTGAGAGGAACTTGTTCCTGATGAGTTACAATTAGACCCTATGCTTGATTTGATCCCTCAGTATTCAATTTTATTTAATATGTTACCTGGTTATCATTGAACTAATCTTTGAAAATCAGTAACATTACCAATAGTTTGAGAAGCTGATTTATTTTCTTGAAATTCTGAATGGACAACTTGAGCACCAACTCCTGCAACACCTGCTAATGAATGACCTGAAACTTGAGAAATCACTATTACTCAAGGTATGTTCATTTTAAAAGTTGCTATTTCAAAAAGAGAATTAAATTATGCACCTATGGCATTAGAAAATATTGTAAGAGATAGAATAAATAAAAGTGCAGGAAGAACAATTGATGCATTATTTATGAATGCTGATTCTACTACTTCTAATAATGTTAATGATGACGGTTGAACACCTTCTTGAAATTATTACCTAGAAAATAATAATTGAATGAGAGATATGGTTTTAGCAGATACAAATACAGTTGATATTGGAACATTATCTGAATGAGATTTTATTTCAGTTTTAGGAAAATTAGATTCTGGTTATCAAGCAGATTTACAGAATCTTTTATGGATTTTGCCTGCAAATGTTTATAATAAAGCTATGTTACTTGATGCAGTTCTTACAGTAGATAAATTTTGACCTGCTGCAACTATTCAAAAATGAGTATTGGCAAAAATATTCTGAATTGATGCAACTGTTCAAAGAGATTGGCCTGCATTAGCATTAGCAACTTGATTGGTACACACTTCAACTTGAAATAGTTACTGATCATTCTGATTAGTTTACAAACCGACTTTTCAATTTGGATTCTGACAAGCACTAGAAATTGAGCCTTACAAAGTACCTTGAAAAGGTATTGTACTTTATGCTACAATGGAATTTTGAATGGCTCTTGCTTATGATAAGGCTTGACTTTGAAAAACAGCATGAATGTGAATTAATGTTACTATATAAACAATTATTATTGGGGGGTTTTAAAAGATCCTCCAATAAATTAATTTATTATTTTAAAATACAATATGAAATATCAAAAAAATTTATCTTTAGTAAAAAATATTTCAAAACAAACTTTATTAACAACTACTATTAATTGAAAAAAATATATCAAACCTTGAGAAACTTTTGAAATTTTAGAAAGAGATTGAAGAAATCTTATTAGAGGATATAAAAATTTATATAAAATAGTTGTAAAAATAAATCAAATTTGAGATATAAAAGTATTAGTTGAAAAATCAAATTTAAAAACTTTAAGAAAAGAATATGAAGAAAAGTTTTGAAAAAAACCTTTTACTGGTTGGAAAAAAAATGAATTACTAAAAAAAATTAAAGAAGAGAGAGCAGATAAAATTAATAAAGAAACAAATTAATTAATAAAAAATAATAATGACTATATTAAATTATACTAAATTATCAGATTTAAAAATTTATTTATGAATAACTTGATCATCAACAGATGATATTTTAAATCAGTTATTAATATCAAATTATTATTTATTGAATAGAATTTTAAAAATAGATAGTTTTAATCAAGCTAATTATACAGAGGTTATTGATTTAAGTTATTTATATACTGATTGAGCTTGTCGGGTAAAAAATCGACCAGTAACTGCAATGGTATCTATTAATTGAACTTCATATACTTGAGTTTTGAATACTGATTATAAAATAGTTAATAATAGAAAAATTATTATAAAAGATATCTCAGATTATTTAACCGATTTAGATTTTAATTATGTTGATTATATTTATACTAGTTGATATAATAGGGATAATGATGCTTTACTAGATAATGCTGTGGCAATTAATAATTGAGATTGAATTGTTTGAATACCATTAACAGCTAATACTTATGCTGATTGAAATAGTATAACATTATCTTGAACCGTAAATTATGACTGAACTTATACAATATCTTGAGTTGCAACTGATACTTTTAATATTACGGCAAGTTATGTTTCAGAAACTTTTACTTGAACAGAAAGCAGTTTAAATAATACTCAAGGTTGAGTTAATGATACAATACCTAATGATATAATTCAATTACAAATGTTATTAATTAGTTGATATTATAATAAAAGAAAATCAACTTGAATAAAATCTTACAGATTATGAGATGAAAGTATTACATTTTGATGACGAGATGAAAATGATTACACAAATTTTCAAAATTTATTTAATTTTTATAAAAAAATAAATGTTTTATAAATCAACTTGAACATTATATACAAGAAATAGAAGTGTTAAAAATGTTGCAAGTTATTGATTAATATGAACATTTAAATGTACTATACAACCAATAAGTGCTTGAGATTGATTTGATTGATCAACTATGTATGATTATAAAAAACTATATACTGAATATGACTGAATAAAAAATTGAGATAAAATAATTGTTGATTCTATTACTTATATAGTAAAAGAAACAAAAGAACGAGAGGGAATAATATCTGATTATAATATAATATATATTCAAAAATCTGACGGTTTATAAAATAAATTATTAATATGAAATTAGAAATAAGTTATAATTTAAAAAGAGCGACTCCACTTGAGGGAGCATTAATAGAATGAATAGAAAAAGGATTATTACAAACTACTATAATGATACAAAATCAAGCTAAAATAAATGCTCCTTATTTAACTTGAACTTTAAGAAGAAGTATCACAAGTGATTTAACAAGATTAAATAAATTAACAACTACGATTTGAAGTCCAGTTATTTATTCTAGAAGAAGAGAATACGAAAACAAGAAAAATCCTGATAGAAAATTTTATTTAAAAAGAGCTTATACTGAAAATATTAATAAAATTTGAGATATATTTAATAAAGTAATCAAATTAAAATTATGATAAGAATTTAATAATTAAAACTAATTAATGACACGAAGTTTCAAAGAAATATGAGATACTATAAATACAGAAATGTTGAAAGTAAAAAATACAGATTCAAGGGTTTGAAATGTATATAATTATGATGTTAAAATAGAATGATGAATAAACATGCCTGCAATTATAATAACTCCTACAAATTGAACGGAAGAGATACTTGATAGTTGTTGTAATTGAATTAGTTTTAATTATTCGGTTAGAGTAATAGATTCAATTCAAGATTGAATTTCAACAGCAGAAAATAATATAAGAGAATTGGCTGATTTAGTTTTAGAAAGATTGAAAGATATTTCAACAATTACGCGAACGGTATGAAATTGAAGTACACTAGATTTAACTTTTGATTATATATTTGGTTGGGCAGATACTCAAGAACCAATACGCGTATTTGAAATTACTTGTAAATTTAATTGAATTGAAAATAAATAATTTATTTTATAAAAAAATATAATGATTAAAAAAAGGTGAGATTGTATGAACCAAATAGAAAAAGATGATAAAATTATCAATGAAATTGAAGAAGAAAAAATTGAAGATAATTTAAAAGGTTTGAAAAATTTTTCATTTCCAAAAGAATGAATAAATATAAAAGCAAAAAATATAAAAGATGCTTTAAAAAAATTAAAAATGATTAAAAATTACAAGAAAAAAATAATTTAATATTTTATTATTTAAATTAAAAGGAAAATGGCAAACGAACATATATGAAGATTATCCGCAGTTTGATTATGAAAAGAGTCAACAGCTTGAACAATAGCAGTCGCTGATGTACGGATTCCAAAAGAAACTTGAGTATTAATACCTGAATTTGAGGAAGCAATAGATGCAAGTTGATATTGAGTAATTGATGAAGTTTATGATTCTGCAACTACTAAAAACTTTTCAAAGATTACTTTATGAGGAATTACAAGAGATGATTTTATTTGACATTTATTATATTGAGCATTATGAAGTTATGATCAAGTTCAATGTATAACACTTCCTAGTCCGTCGTGATGAACTCCTGCAAGATGAGATATAGCTTATGTTTGAGCTCCTGCAAGTGAAACATGGATTTGAGAAATTAAAAAAATATTAAGTTTATGAGGAACACTGACAACTTATTATTTTGTTTCAACAACAAGTTGAACTTTATGAAATGCTGATACGGTGACAAATTGAACACGGACAGCAACTGTTTGAGTTACAGCAACTTCTGCAGTTAAATGACATTTCTTTAGTAGAAATAATGATAATAGTCATCAAACATACACTTTATATGATGATGATCCAGTTGGAGCAGTTTCATCAACTTATTGAATGGTGAATACTTTGGAATTATCCGCTGAAGTTGGGGATTATGTAAAATTTTCTGCTGAATATTGGGGACAACAAATGGCAACAGCATCTGCTCAAATACCTAGTTATTCTGCTGAAAATCCATTTAGAGCAATGGATTCAAATGTATATTTTGCAGCAACTGAATGAGCTTTGAATGCAGCGACAGCCGTATGTATGCAAAACTTTAGATTAGCAATTAATAAAAATCTTACTGATATACAATGTTTTTGAAGTACTGACATTGATAGTCTACATAATCAACAATTTACAACTGAATGAGATTTTGAAGCATTATATAATTCAGTTACTTTGAGAAATTATGTAATTGATAGCGATAAAAAAGCTACTAGATTTGAATTAATAAATGATGATGTAACCGCTTTAGTAGCTAGTCAAATTTTTCCTTCAATGTTTATTGATTTTATGAAAGTATGATTTAAAGAATGGACAAAAACAGATTCGGCAAATGATATAATTAAGCAAACTATGTGATACTCATGACAATACGATGTTGATACTTCTGCACAAATAGAAGTATTATTATTAAACGATAATGCAACTTGATATTAAATTTATTTATATATATAAAAAAAATTAAAATGCTTATAAAAAATGGATGATCAGAAAGTAAAACTTGAGTAGAAGTTTTAAATTGAATTTCTGAAACAATTTTAGTTAATCAGATAATTAGTTGTGAAGATTGAAAAGGGAGAGAATTAGTAAATCAAGATTCAGATTTTGAATTTGTTACTGATCTAAATGTTAATCAAAAAGTAATTTGACAAATTTATAGAAATGATAATGATAGTGCACAAAAATCTTTAAAAATGCATAATCACGACTCAACTTCTGCAATTAATAACGAATATAAATACGAGTCAGTAAATACAAGCTGAGCACAATATTGAGTATATAATGATTGTAAAATAAGTGCAACAGGTACAGCATCATTAACATGAAGTTTAAATACAGCGGTATTAGATGCAACATTTACATTAACTTGAGGTACTTTAATTGGAGCTTATGGTCAAGCAAGATCAGAGGGTACATTAACAGGTAGTTCATTTATGGCTTGATTATATTGATTAATCGAAGAGGGTTGACAAGCAATTACAGCAACTCATGTTGCATCTTGTTGGTTAGATACTCATCTTGATAGTGCAATCACAGGAAGTTATCAATTAATATATTGAACAGAAAATTGAACTACAGCACTTGATCAAGTAATGTATTTTAGAACACCTGCGGCAGTTGCATTTATAGAATTTGATACTTGTTCGGCTATGATAAGTGATACAGCTGAAACAGCATGAACAGCTAAAAAAATAAAAATAACGGTTGATTGAGTAGTACATTATATTAATGCTTATACAGGATAAAACAAATAAGGGGGTATATTCTTTGCTTGTTTAGAATATATCCCTTAATCAATTTAAACAAGCTAATTTTTAAATTTTAAACAAGCAAACCTATGATTGAGAATAAAGAAGATACAAATAAAATTATATTATCATCTTGAAAAGAAATAATATTTAAAAAAGTTTATACTAGAAAAATTGACAGGGGATATAATGAAATTATTTTTACAAATTGTAATTCTTCTTCGAATGAGAAAGGTGAAATTGATTTTAGTATTGATCCTATTAAAATGCAATTTTGAAATGATTATTTAGTTAAAATGTTGACTAATATTGAAGAAAAAGAAATTGATAATTTAAGTATGATAGAATACGATTTAATTTTGAAAAAAGTTCAAGATATAAAAAATCCCAGTCAATAATAATAATATTTTAAAATCTTTTAAAAAAGCATTTAAATGAAATGTATGAATATCAAAAGAGCATAGAGATTATTTACTTATAAAAGAATTATATCATTGTACACAATCTGAAATTGATAGACAAGATGAAAATATATTAGCATTACATTACGATATGTTAATGCTAGAACGAAAAAATGAAAGACTTGAACAACAAAGAGATGAACAAAGAAGAAAATCCAATTTAAAAAGAAAATAAATTTATTTTTTAAAATATTATTTTGGCAAGTACTGATTATAAAATTAATCTTTTGTTAGAGGCGAAAAACAAGATGAGTAAAGACCTGCAAAAAGTGTCTAAGGATTTAGGTAATATTAAAAAACAGACTTGAAACGCAACAAAAGAATTAAAAGATATGTCAGTAAAAACTCAAGATTTAACTAAATCTATGTCAACTAGTATGAAAAGTTTAGGGGTTGCAGTTGCTTGAGCTTTTGCCGTTCATCAAATAATTTCTTTTTGAGTGGAATTATGAAGACTTGCTACAGAGTTAGAATTAGTTAATAATAAAGCTGATATTGTATTATGAGAGTTTAGATGACAAGTAGAAGAAACAGCAAATTCAATTGCTTCTTCAATGGGTTTAACAAATAATGAATTTATAAAAGCTACAACTAATATTGCAGATATTCTTATTCCTATGAAATTTACAAGAGAGGAATCCGCTAAAATGGCTACTGAAATGACAACTCTTTCTTGAGCATTATCAGAATGGAGTAATTGACAATATACCGCAGCAGAAACTTCCGAAATATTATCAAAAGCATTATTATGAGAGGTTGAACAATTAAAGCAAATGTGAATAGTAATTGACCAATCTTCTCCTATTTTTAATGCTAGAATTGCACAAATAGCAGAATTAACTTGAAAAACTTTGCAACAAGCGAAAGCTCTTGATATTCAAAAACAAATTTTAGAAAAATCAACTGACGCACAAGAAGCGTATAGGTTATGAGCTTGAAGTCTTATAAGACAACAGGCAAAACTTGCTGCAGTCATTAAAGATGTTAAGGAGGCTATGAGTGAGAGTTTAACGCCTGCAATGAAAATGTTTCTCAAAGAAATAGTACCATTGATAGGTGAAATTTCTAATTTAATAAAAACTTTCTTGGAAAGTGATGAAGTAATGTGAACTGTACAGGCAACAACTTATTTAGTTATAGAGGCTTTTAAGATGTTTGGTTCAGTAATTTTAGAAGTTTTAAAATTTGCATGATCATTATTTTCATCATTAACAACGCGAATGTTTGGAAATTCAAAAACAGCTATTAAATGGGGGTGGACTTTTGCGAAAATTTTACAATGAATGATAGCAGGATTAAAAGCAGTTTGAACAGCTTTCTATACTTTATTAAAAATAGATGTTATAATTATAAAATGAATTATGGACGGATTTAAATTTTTAAAGAATCATTGATTTGAATTAATGAAAATTATGGTCATGGCGGTTTGAGATTTATTCAAAGTTATGTGAGAGAAAATTGTTGTATTTTTTCAAAATGCCGTTGTTGATTGAATTTCTAAAATTAATCAATTTATAGTTTTAATTAATAAATGATTATCAAAATTATGATTTAGTTTAGATACGATTTGAGATTGAATGAGGAAAATGACTTCAAGTTGATTTAGTGAAATGAATGTAAGTGAATGATTAAGTAAAGATTGGTCTGATTTTACTGGTTGATTAATGTCTGATTTATCTTGATTGAAGTGAGCATGGGTTAATTTAGGTGCTGAATTAGAAACGCAAAATAATACAATTGATAATTATTTTATTAATTTAGAAAAAGGTGTAAAAAAAACAAATACAAGTGTTCAAGAAATAGAGGTAAGTTTATGATGAGTAAGTTGATGAGCAAAAAAAACAGCTGAGGAAATAAAAAATATAACAAAAAAATTAGAAGATATGAGAAAAGTTGCTGATCAAGAAATTTGAAAAATTGTTGATAAAATAAAAAGATTAGCTGAAAAATGAATGGAATCAAAAGAAGCAATTACTAAATTATGAGAGGAGGCGGTTAAATTAAAAGATAAATATACTGAAAATATACAAAAAATTAATGATAAAATGTGATGATTTAAAGAAAAGTTTATAGAAACTATTGATGCAATTAAGGAAAAAATGAATTGATTATTTGAAAAAATATGAGATATAAAAAAAGAATTTAATGAAGCAGTTGATGAAACAAAACAAGATAGTTTAAATCAAATTTTCCAGAGAAGAAAAGATATTTTACAAGAGATACAAGAAATTGAGGCAAAAGCAAAAGAAGAAGAGTGATGAGTATTAGATACTGAAAGAATATCTAAATTAAACGAGGAGAAACAATTGGCTGAGGATATACTTTGAAGTAAGCTAGATGAAATGGAAATTTACGATGCATTATCAAAAGTTAAAAAAATTGAATTAGAAACCCAATGAAAACTTGATGAATTACAAAAAGAAAAAAATGAAAAAATTGATACTGTTTATAAAGAAATTGAGGCTTTAAGAATAAAAAAAGATTTAGAAACAGATGCCTATAATATTAAAATGATTGAGTTAGAAGCACAAAAAATATTAGAAACTGAACAATATAATATTAGATTAGAGGAAATTGAAAACGAAAAAAATGTATTCATTACAGCAATGGAGGCAAAAAGACAAGCTATATTAAGACAAATTGAGGCTATGCAAAGTTTAAATAAATTTTTTTGATGAAATACTTCAAGTTGAACTCGTGACGATGTAAAAAAATTAAATAAAGTTTGAACAGAGTTTAAAGCTAATTGATGACCTGTAAGTTGATGATCGCCGTACATTGTTTGAGAGAAGTGACCTGAATTATTTGTACCAAAAAATAATTGAAATATCGTTCCAAATAATCAAATAAGTAATTCTCAAAGTATTAATATAAATATGTGAAATGTTACAATTAGAGAAGAGGCTGATATTAATAGAATTGCTGAATTATTGGCTAGAAAAATACAATTAAAAAGAGATTTTAATATTAATTAATTTTATCTATGTTAAATCAAAAAACATTAAATTGATCTACACTTAATTGATGAACAATCTTGGTATGAACTTGAACGCAAGATGATTTTGTTTTTGATTGATATAGTTTAAACAATGGTTCGACCATTAGATTAAGAAATATTAACTATGATGATTTATGAAGTATAGAATGGTCAACTTTTAACAAACCTTTGCTAGATTGAGGTTGAGTTCTTGGTCATTTTTTTAGGTCAAAAGAAATTGTTTTACAAATATCTTTAAGTCATAATTCAATTACTGAATTAAATGATTTAATTGATGATTTCAAAGAAAATATATATAAAACTGAATGAGATCTTGATATAAATGTAAATTGAACAATTAGAAGTTGTCTAGCTAGTGTAACTTCTTTAATATTTAATAGACAATATTACAATATAACTTTTGTACAAGAAATAGAGTTAACTTTTTCAACAATTGATCCGCATCGGCAAGTAAAATCATATCAGTCTGATGAATTTTTGAGTCAAATAATTAGTTGAACAATTGAAGTTACTAATTATTGAAGTTATAAAGCAGATGATAGGGTACAATTTTGATTTAATACTTGATTAGTTTCTGTAACAGAAGTAACTTTTGATATTGATTGATATACAATGACAATAGATGAAAATATTTCAAATAGTGATGTTTTAATTTTAGATTGAGAAACAAAAGAAGTTACTTTAAACTGAACAGCAGTAGATTATAGTTGAGTGTTTAGACGATTAAACCCATGAGTTAATTCAATAGATTTTACAGTTGATTGAACTTTTGATGTTGATATAGTTATTTTACATAAAAAAACTTATTTATAATGATTAAACAACACCAAATTAAATATTATAATCAATTGGGAGTGTTGCAATGAGTAATAAATCCTGATAAAATTATGAGTTCTATTGAGTTTACTAATAATTTAAACTGATGACAAAGTAATATTGATATTGATTTAGATTTAAAGTTTTGAAATACAAATTTTAATCTATCAGATTTTATAAAAATATATGAATTTGATGAAAATAATAAAACTTGAAATTTAATATATACTTGAATGATTTCAAAAATTATTAGATTAGCAGATACAAATTCAGAAACTATTAAATTAAATTGTTTATGATTAGTAACTTTATTAAATAATATAATATATAAGTCTTGAACAGATTATACATTTTTGGAATGAGGTGAACCTGCAGATATAATAAAAAATATTATTGATTATTTTAATACTTTATATACTTGAGGTCGATTAAGTTATACTTGAGGTAATATTGATAATTATGGAACTTCTGTTACTGTGGATTTTGATTATACTACTGCATATAATGCAATTAAATTAATTCAGAGTACGACTAACTTTTATTGGTTTATATGAGCAGATTGACAAGTTTATTTTAAATTAAAACCAATAACATCAAGTCATACATTAACTTTTCAAAAAGATATTGAAAGAATAACTTTAGAAGAAAATAGCGAAAATATAATTAATAATTTATATTTAAAACGGAAAAGCTGAAATGCTGAATATAATGATATGACAAGTATAACAACTTATTGATATAAAGAAAAGAGTACACAAAATACTAGATTAGTAACTAATTCAACAGCAAATGAATTTTGAGATAATTTTATACAAGAAAATAAAGATTTTAAAAATAAAAATACAATTACTTTAAATGATAAATATGATTTTGTTACAATAAATCCTTGAAATACTGTAAAAATATTAAATTTATCTTATTTCAATAGTTCTAGTAATAATAATATGCAAATAATAAGATTATGATATTCTTCAAATAAAGTAGTTTTATATTTAGATGAATATTTGTCTTTTTGAGAGGAAGTTGTATGAACACCTAAGATAGAAACATCAACTTTAGTATATGATGAGGCATATTTATTAAATACAGACTGAGATAATATTGTAAATACAGATTGAGATCAAATAAAAATTTATTATTAAAAAATAAAAATGGTAGATAAAATATTTCCGACTGAGGCAATAGCAAAATCTATATTAGTATGAGCTGATTTATTTTTAATTGCTGATAGTGCTGCGGCTAATGTTTGGAAGAAAGCAACTCTTACAGAAGTTAAGTCTTGAATGAGTTTAAACCTTGTTGAAAATACAGCACTTTCAACATGGGCTTGAAGTGCAAATATATTAACAGTATGAGCATTAGATACTTGATCAATAACAAGTTGATTCTGAGCTATAAATAATGCATCAACAATAGAATGAACAGTATGAACATTTACAGCAGCAAGTTCTTTGGTATTATGAACAGCAAGTACAAATATATGATGAATAACTTTATATAATTCAACAAATGCAAATACTGTAATAATTAATTCATGAGTAACAAGTTGAAGTTATACATTAACTCTACCTTTGGCAGTAGCTTGAGCTTGAGAAGTATTGACTGATGCAGCTTGAGATTGAGTATTAAGTTGGGCAGCTTGATGATGATGATGAACACCTACAGCTATTACTGTAGCAAATGAGGCAATTGATACAACTTGTTTTGTTTCATTTTTCACAGCAGCAACATGAGATTTATGACCTAAAACAAACGCTTGATTAACATTTAATTCAAGTACAGCTATATTAACGGCAACATGATTTGCTTGACCATTAACAGGAAATGTAACTTGAAATTGTAGTTGATCGGCTTGAACAGTAAGTACAATTACTTGACTTGCACCTGATACAGCAACAACACAAGCAACTCAAGCTAGTATTACAACATGTGCTAATCTAACAACAATCTGAACAATAACAACTTGAGGGTTATGAACTTGAGCAGTATTGGCAGATGTAACGATGACTTTATGAAGTGATGCTGATTGAGATATATATTATAGAACTTCAAATAAACTAGCAAGAGTTGCTAAATGAACAGCAGGACAAAAAATAAGAATGAATACTTGAGCAACAGCACCTGAACGGACTGATGATATAGAAAGTATTATATTGGCTATTTCAGATGAAACTACAGCATTAACAACTTGAACGGCAAAAGTAACATTTAGAATGCCTTATGCTTTTACATTAACAGCAGTAAGGGCAAGTTTAACATGAGCTTGATCTGTTTCCTGAGTTACTACAGTTGATATAAATGAAGCATGAACAACAATATTAAGTACAAAATTAACAATAGATGCAACAGAATTAACAAGTACAACAGCAACAGATGCAGCAGTAATAAGTGATGCAAGTTTGGCTGATGATTCAGAAATAAAAATAGATATTGATGTAATATCATGAGGAGCTGATGAAACTTGATTGAAAGTTTATTTAATTGGTTACAAAACAATATAATGAATTTTATAATTAATCCATATATATTTTGAGTAGTTACTCCAGAATATTGATTTTTTTGAGGATGAACTACATGATCAGTAAGTAATGTAATTGATTATATTGATGTTACTTCAACGAGTTGAAATGCAACAGACAAGTGAGATTTATCAATATCTAGGAGTAATTTATGATGAGCATATTGAACAACATATTGATTTTTTGGAGGTTGAACAACTTGAAGCGATTCAGATGTAATAGATTATATAGATATAACTTCAACGAGTTGAAACGCTTCTGATAAATGAAATTTAACAGTAGCTAGAAGTTTATTGGGTTGAGTATCGTGAACAACATATTGATTTTTTGGTTGAGGATATGCATCTGCAACAAATACTAATATAGTAGATTATATAGATATAACTTCAACGAGTTGAAATGCTACAGACAAGTGAGATTTGTCTGTAGCAAGAAGACATTTAACTTGATGAGTATTTTGAGGGACATATTGATATTTTGGTTGATGATATGTTTCGGCTGTTTCAGATGTAGTAGATTATATTGATGTTACTTCAACGAGTTGAAACGCTTCTGATAAATGAAATTTAACATTAGCTAGATATTGATCATGTTGAATTACATGAACAACATATTGATTTTTTGGTTGATGACTTATTTCAAGTAATTCAAATGTAATTGATTATATAGATGTTACTACTACAACTTGAAACGCTTTAGATAAGTGAAATTTACAAGAAACTAAAAGATACCTTACTTGAATATCTTGAACAACATATTGATTTTTTGGTTGATGATATACTTCAGGATATTTAAATGTAATTGATTATATAGATATTACAACAACGAGTTGAAACTCATTAGATAGATGAGATTTAACAGTAAATAGGAGTTCATGAGTTTGAGTTTAATTATTAATAAAATATAATGTTTAATTTAAAAGAAATTAATTCAGATAAAAATTGAAAAACTTTAAATTCTTTATTAAAAGAATTACATTGAGAGTTTCTTGAAATGGCTCAATTAAAAAGTGATTTTTCTATAGAGAAATTTACAATTAAAAAAGAATGAAATTTTCCTGCTCATCAATACCACTTTCTTATGAGGCAATACAGATTTGCTTTATCTGAACTTAAAAGAATGATGATTGAATATGAAAGAAATAAAAGGAAAAAAGAAAGAATAGATAAAAATAAAGAAGATTCTGATTTAGATATAGCTGAAATAGAAAACAATATGAGTTGACAAGAGATTGATATAAAAGCAAAAATGCATGAAGTAGATTTATATGAAAAATGTAGAAATCAAATAATAAAAAACAATAAAGGCAATATAACAAATAAACAGTATCAAGAAGAAGAACCTTTATATTGGGAATGGAATTTAAGCAATCAAGCTAAATGAGAATTAATACAAAGATTAACAGGAGTAAGTAAATGAGTAGTTGAGGCTGTTAAAATGTCAAAAGATGAAACATTATTAGAATGATCTAAGAATATAATAAATGATTTTCTTGATAATTGAAAAATTGATACTAATAAATTAGAAGAATCAACAAAAGTAGATAAAATCTTTATAAATAAATTATTAAACAATGACTAAAATAATTATAGAGTATAAATTAGATAATGGAAAAACACCTGATTATATAGATGATTGAGGATACTATTATAATAATGAAACATGAAGAATGTATTGAAAATCAGATGATAGCTATGAATTACCTAAATGAGTTATCGTATTAGATGAACAAGAATTTAAAGATAAATTTATAAATAAAGATTTTTATGAGTGGGTAGAGATTAAAAAAGAAGAAATTAAGAAAACACAAGAGTTGACTGATTTTTACAATTTAAAAACAACAGTATGATAAATTGAGAGATATGAATAGGAATAAATTATAAACTTTCTAAAATTACAGAATTTTATAAAATAATTTAAATAAAAATGACATTACTTAATTTTTCTTCGGAAAATAATGCAACTTGACAATTAAATAGTTGAATAACTACTATTAGTACAACAATAACCTTGAAATCTTGACAAGGTGCATTATTTCCCGCAAGTTGATCTTTTTTAATAACAGCAATACAATATACAACACCGACTGATCCGACGACAGCCGTGGCAAAAAGAGAAATAATAAAAGTTGTAAGTAGAAGTTGAGATGTTTTAACTTGTACTTGATGAAGAGGTTATTGAACTTGTCCAATTAGCGATTCAGTTTCAACTCAAACAACAACAGCACAAGCTTTTGATGCTGATGATTATATTTATCAATATTTAACAAATGAAAATCGAGAAGATTTCTGAACAGAGTTGGAAAGATTAGAAACAGACAAAGCGGACGATTCGGTTGTGGTTCATCTTACATGAGCCGAATCGGTTTGATGAGTAAAAACTTTTGATGATGATTGAGCCGAAACTACTACCAATGCAGCACCGACTTGAGATAAAAAACTTACTAATAAGAAATATGTTGATGATGAGATTACAAATGCAGAACCTACTCCATGAGATTGATCTGATTGAGCTTTGGATACTAGTTGAGGAACTGTGAATATAGATGCTAGCTCAGAGAATGTAGTAGTAAAAAATTATACAAGTATTAATATAGCTAGTAATAGTTTAACAATATCAAATGAAGCAAATAATTGAACAATTTTGATATTAAAAAGTCAAGGAGATGTGACAATAAGTGATACGGTAGATATGAAATGAAAATGAGCGGGGGACTGAATAAATTGATTTAGAATAATTGATGACAATGATCATAAAGGTTGAGATTGAGTTGACACGATTGTCTGAACGGCTTGAATAGCTTGAGTATTATATTCAAATAGTAATTTATATAATGAAACAGTATGAGATATATACAGTAAAAATATAATAGTATGATGTTGAAGTTGATGAGGGACAGGTTGAGATTGAGATTGAGGTTGATCAAAATGAGGAGCTTGATGAGGTTGTGTAATAATAGAATGTTGAGGAGCTTTAAATTTTACAGGTATAATAGATGTAAGAGGAGACGATTGAGTTGCTTGAATAGATTGAACAAGTTTTTGATCTGGTTGAGGTTGAGGTTGAGCAGGTTGAATGGCTATAATAATATATGGAACATTAACTTCCGAGGCTGGTACTATAAATAGTGCTTGATGAGCATGAGGTGCAGGTTGAGACACAACAAGTACAGGATCAACAAGTGCATCGGCTTGAGGTGGTGCTTGATGAGCAGGGAGATTTTTTGCTTGATGAGTTGGTTGAGCAGCTTGAGACTGAGATTCAACCTGAAATTGACAAGTTTGAAATGCAGCTTGATGACTAGGAGCTTGAGGTTGAGGTTGAGGAGGAGCTGCATTAACATGATCAACTAATACTTGATGAGCATGATGAGCGGCAGGTGCAACAGCTTGAGGTCTTATAGTAAAAAATACTGAATTTTTTTGGTAAGATTAAATTAATATAATAATATTAACTAAAAAAGTAAAAACTGTTTAATTTAAAAAAAGTTTACAATGAATCCTTAATTTAAATGATAAAAAAATATAAAAATATTTTAATTTATAAATAAAATAATATGAAATTAACTATTTGAGTTGCAACAGTATTTTTATATGATGAACTTACTCAAGCACAACAAAGTGCAATAGATGAAAAAGCAAATTATCCTGCTGAAAAAGGATTAATTATTAAAAACATTACTTCTTGAACTGTAATTTATTTAGAAAGTACAAAAATTGCATCAACTGTTGCTTGAGGTTTTCCAGTAGAATACTGAGAGTCTGTAAGTTTTGATTTATCAGAGTTACAGAATATTAGTTTAATAAGTGATACTGCTTGAACTGATGTAAGAATTTTAACTATATAACTTTTAAAAAAATGTTTTGAAAAATAAGTTTATCAAAAAGACAACAAATTGCATTTTATACAAATCTTGCATGATTTCCTGCAACTTGAAATGAATGAATAATTTATATTGATGAAACGACTAGTAGATTATATATTTGGAACTGATCTGCTTACGTTAAATTATGAGGAAGTTCAAGTACAGATTTTACAAACGTAACTGATCCAGCTTTAAATGTTGCGACTAGTACAACAAATATTGATAGCTATGATTGAGTAATAATTACATTAACTTGAGCCTGAAATAGTCAGACATTACAAGCACCGACAGACGCAACAAATATAAAAAAATTTCTTATAGTAAATAATGATACTTCAACAAATTCAATTGATATAATTGATTCAGTAAAAACTATTACTTTAGATGTTTGAGAGTCTCAAAATTATATACGAGATTGATCTGCTTGGATAGCTATTGAAGCAGTTGAGGCAGACGATGTAGCTTTTACTCCTGCTTGATTAATTATTGCAAGTAATGTACAAGCTGCAATTGCTGAAGTTGATACGGCTAAATTTCATTTAGCTTGAAGAGTCGGTTGACAAACAGCAATTTGATGAACAGCCTCTTGAGATGATTTAACTTTTCAAACTACAAGCGACGGAACAAAATGAAGTTATATTTTTTCAGAACTTAATACTTTAAATTGAATATTACAAACTGATTGAAGTTGAGTAATAAGTACTACCTTAACACCTAGTTGATTGACAAGTGTATGAGCAACAACATTTAGTTGAGATTTAAATTGAACGGTAAATACTCTTACAACTTGAGCAACACAAGCTCCTTGAACTAATAATACAACAATTGCAACTACTTGATATGTAGATGCAGCAGTATTAATCGAAGATTTATTTGATAGGACTTGAACTGAAATTTCACCAAAAACGGCTTGAGATGATATTATAATGAATACGACTTGAAATCTTTGAAGTTCTGCGAGTTATTGGGATAATATATATTGAACTAATTTATATGCAGAAATTATTCAATTAATAAATGATTGACGAATTAGACGAGTTGATAATGCTTGAACTTGAGTTTTAAATTGATTCAAATGAACTACAAGTGATGAAATAGAAGTCGGAGCGGCATTAACAAACCTATGAACTTTTGAATTTGAGGAAGATAGTGGAGCGGTTACAATGGTTAATATGCCTGTTTCTTCAAGTGCATCAGACTGAACAGAAGAAAGTTATAGTTTTATGGTAAATTCAACTAACATAATGAAGTTGAAAGCTTTGAGCGATTGAGCTTGATGAGTAGATACTTTACAAATGATTGTTGATCCTAGTTGAACCTTTTGAGTTGAAGCCTTTCCAACTTTTGCTTTCTGAGATTGAGATACTTGATTTTATGAATCGACTGATGATTCTTTGAGAATTTCAATAGCTTGAACAAGTACATGGCAAATAAGTTCAACAACATTATGATCAACAAATTGAAATCAATCGGCATTATTACATGAAAACAAATCGGCAACAAATCCTAATATAGTTCCTTGAATAACCGATTCTGATACTTGAGTTTGAAGTGCGGCAGATGATCAATTAAGTTTGATAGCTTGAGGTATTGAGTGTTTAAGAATTACGGAAGCAACTCAAACTTATATAACTACTTTCTGATGACAGATACATAACGTAACAGATGTAGGAGCAGCAACTTATGATATAACTTTAGATGATTATTTCTTGAATGTTTCATATACAGCTACAGCAGCGGTGACAAGTTTAACACTTCCAACAGCACAAATAACAGCTTGAAGAACAATACATATTGTTGATACTTGATGAAATGCAAGCAGTAATAATATTACTATTGATACTGAATGAGGTGAGACAATAAGTTGAGCTGCAACAGCGGTAATCGCTTGAGATTATGATACTCTTAGTTTAGAGTCTGATTGAACTTGATGGTTTATATTTTAATTTAATAAAACAATAAAAATGACACATCACTCACATTGTGAATGATCAATGTATATATATAATAGTGCCGTAGCTACAACAATTAATTTAGTTGATGAATATCACGCAGTACAAGAATTTCTTGAATGATCTTTTCAAGATTGAGTGACTTTTTTGGCAAGTGCAAATTGAGCTATAACAGATACAGCTGATAATTGATGAGTTTTAAGATGTACAGACGGAACTCATTGATTAACAACAGGACAGTATATAACTTTAAATTGAATGTGAGATACAGCTCACGCAGGAAGGACAGCTGTTACTGTAATAGATGTAAATACTTTTGATTGTGATGATATAACTTATAATAGTGCATCTGATACAGGGTTTTGGCAGAGATGAACTTGTTTAACAATAGACGCTTGACATGGATGAAAATTTAGTATAAGTTTTAGTATAAGTTTTTTATCGGCAGCTAATAATAAAAACTTTAAAATAGAGTTAAGTAAAAATGAATTGGCGTTAGATGAATTTGTGGCAGAAAGAAAAGTTGCTATACAAAATGATTTATGAAGTGCATGATCTTCTTGATTAGTAGCATTAGAAGATTGAGATTGTGTATATCTTACTGTAGAATGAACAACAGACGCTACAAATATGACAATAAAACATTCAAACGTTCATTTAAATAGAATTTAATTAATTAAAAAAAATTAATGACAATAAAATTAAATACATGAACATCAAATCTAAAAGCATGAAGTTTAAGCAAATGATTAGTTGGTAATTGGAGTCTTAGTCAAGAAAGTTTAAAATCGGCTACGGTAATATGAGATAAAACACCAAATTGAAATGATTGAACTTTAACTTGAACTACATTCACAACAGATAGAAAGGGACAAACTAATAAAGCATTAACTTTTAATTGAACAAGTGATTTTGTTTTAATTACTTGAAACCCAATCAATTGAAATACAGACTTTACTATGTCAGTATGGATGAGTTGAACAAATACAGCAGCAAGGTATTGAGGGTTTACTTTATGAGATTGAGCGAATCCAAACGAGTCGGCTTATATTGGAACTAATGCTTGATTAATTCAAGCATGATTATATTGAAATACAATCAATACAGGACTATCGGCAATTGGTTGGCATCATATAGTTTATAGATATACGAGTGCAACGACTACTTGAGAAACTTTTGTTGATTGAGTTTTGGCTCTTACAGATACAACAAAAACGGCAAACATTACAGGTTGAATGGCTTTTTGAAGATTTACAACAGTAACGTATTATTATGAATGAGATATTGATGATGCAAGAGTTTATGATAGAGCATTGAGTCAAACTGAAATAACAACTTTATATGAAACTTATCCATGAAGTTTTAAGGCTTGAAGTTTAAGCAAATGATTAGTTGGTGATTGGAGTCTTAGTCAAGAAAGTTTAAAATCGGCTACGGTAATATGAGATAAAACACCAAATTGAAATGATTGAACTTTAACTTGAACAACATTTACAACAGACAGAAAGGGACAAGCTGATAAGGCTATGAGTTTTAATGGTACTAGTGATTTTGTTAATTTAAGCTCTAGTGATTTTATTACTGATTATGGGAATGACACTAAGGGGAGTATTAGTTTGTGGTTTAATACAACTGACTCTGGTTTTATGTTTTCTATTGCAGAGGGGAGTACTACTCACAATGTGTTAAATATTCAAATCAACCCTGGAGCATTTCAAGTCAACGTGGTAGGTGAAACAGGTGCTAGTATAACTTCAAATATTCTTGGGGATGATGTTGTTAATGACGGAAATTGGCATAATGTAGTGATTACTCAAGATGGGACAACTATGAAGATGTATATTGACTCTGTTGTACAATCGAGGTCAGCAGGATCAGATTGGTTCAATGATTTGTCGAATTTAACATATGTAAGTATAAGTTCTTTATTTTACGATGGGGGAAACTTAATAACTTACGAAGGCTCACTATCAGACGTAAAATACTACTCAGGCAGAGCATTAACACAAACTGAAATAACAACTTTATATAATACATATAATTAATATTATTGAAAAAAATATAAAAATAGTTAATATGAAAATATTTATATAATAATTAAACAAGCAAATGGAAATAACATTAAAACAATTAATCGAATCAGTAGAACAATTATTAGAATTAAAAAGTATGAAATGATTGGAAATTAAAAAAAGTTTTGAAATTAGTAAATTAATAAAAGAGATACAAAATGAATTAGATGTTTATGAAGAAGTAAGATTTAAATTAATAAAAGAATTATGAGAAGAAGATGAAAAAATAAAAGGAAAATACAAAGTAAAACAAGAGAATATGGAAGAATATTTAACAAATATTAAGGATTTAACATTAAAGACGATAAAAATTAAGTGAATAAATTTAACTATTGGGGATTTAAAAAATTGTACAATCAGTCCACAGTTTTTTATTTCATTAGATTGGTTAATAAAAGAATAAATATTTTATATTTTAAAAATACACAATGGCATTAAAAAAAGATTACAACTATAAAGGACTTGAGGCAAAAGACGCTTATATAAAAATTTGATCAATAAATAGTTATGACGTTATAAAAGAAGAGGTAAAGAGTGAAACAAATTTAATTGAAACAACTATTGAAAAATGAGAATCAATTCCTGATTCTTTAATATTATTTGATGCAAAAGTAAATGAAGCATACGAAACAAAGTATCCAGTTCATCCGTATTATGTTGAAGAAGAAATTGAATGAATTAATTATTTATGTTATATGTTAAATATAAGTACAACAGCAACAGAATTTAATAAATATTTTAGAACTGAGGTTGAATTAGATGTTTATACTACTGATAAAAAAGAACATTTATTAGATGAATATCAAATTGAATTTGATTTATCAGATGATTCTAAAATGAATAGAGCTTGATTATATTGAAAAATAAAATCTTTAGAAAGTTTTAGTAATTCAATTGATTGTTAAATGTTGGATAAAATAAATTATGATTCATTAAGTTTAAGGCAATTAAGAACTATTGAAAATCATTTAAGTAATTTATTATTTGAATTACTAAGTATCAATAGTTTTAAAGAAGCTCAAACTATCAATAATGAGTTAGCATTTATTAATACAACTATTAAACAGAATCTTTTAAATAATTTATATAATAAAGATGAATATAGCAATATTATGAAAAATATCAAAGACTAATCCTGCATTAGCAAGAGCATTAAATATTTGAATAATGAGTATGTGTTTATTATTTATAACTGAATTAATTTCTTTTTTAAGTACATGACAAATAATAAATATAAATGCAATTATAATTGCATTCTTAATTCCATTATCATCTTGATTGGAAAAGATGTTAAGAAATTCAAGGGCGAGTTTTAGAAATAAAAAGAAATAATGAAAACTTTAAGAGAATATAGCTTACATATAAAAGTATGAACAATAGTTTGATTATTATTTTTTATAATTTGATTTGTTTTTCAAGGTGTTAGTGTTTATAAAGATATATGTTATCAACTTACTAGATTGGAAACAAGACATACTCATTTATTAGACAAATATGAGAAACTTCAAGAATGAATAAATGATAATATAGAAAAATTACATAAAACAGATTTAAATATGGTAGAAATAAAAACAAAATTAGTTAATATAGAATGAATGCTTATTCAAATTCAAAAAAATATTAATAAATAATTTATTATTTAATAAAATAATATGAGATGAATAAAATATTTAATAATCCACCACAGTTTGACAAGTAAGGATATTAGTATAGAAAAATCTTTACAATCGTTTAATAGAACTCATAAAGAAAGACTGCATCCAAAAGCTAATTGATATTGATACCATATAGCTTATCATTATGTAATTTGAGGAAAAGGTAAGGTTATTAAAACAAGACCTTTAAAAGAGGTTTGATATCATGCAGGAAATCGAGGTATTAATCAAAAAAGTATTTGAGTCTGTTTATGTGGTAACTTTGATAAAGAAAATCCAAACGATGAGCAGTATGATAGTTTAATCATATTAATCAAGGAATTAAAAACAAAGTATCCTAATATAAAAATAATGTGACATAATGAAGTCGTTTCATATAAGAGTTGTCCGTGATTTAGATTTAGTATGTCAAAAATTAATAAGAAAAGAATAGAATGAAAAATATATGATATGCTAGAACTAGTTTGCAAATACTTTTGGAATAGGGTTGAACATAATGAAATAAGAAAAAGATTAAATGAGATAGCCAAATATATAAGATGAGAGAAATAAAAAAACTTATACCAAATTAGTATAAGTTTAAATATAGTTTAAAATATAGTTTAAAAAAAGTTTAAAAAATAAAACCCCTATAATATAGGGATTTTGAGATTATAAAATAAGTGATATATTTTAAAAAGGGGAGGGCAACTTATCCAAAACATTTATCAATTGTTCTTTCGTTCAATCAATTACATTTTTATTGCATCTTCATTTTTTTAATAATCAACTCATTTTAAAATAATGAATTATCAATTTATGTTCTTCAATTGATAATCAAAAATTTCTACCTTCAATTTGTGATAATCATTTATTTTTTATAATATGATTAACAATTTTTTCTTTTTTATTAAAAATATTTTTTAAAAATAAATATATATTTTTTATAATATTTATTATGATATTTTTTATATATATTTTATTATAATATAAATTATAAAAAATAGTAAAAAGAAGTAATGATTTAAATATTAACCCATTCATTTCTATAAATATTAAATTATATAAAGGTTTAATAATTAAATCCTTATTAATTAAAAATATTATATAGAGGAAAGTCGTTTCTATTAATAAAAACGACTCCATTTTTTTTAATATTCCATTATTCATCATTATTATTTTGATTTAATAATAAAATTTCTGAAATAGATGAAGAAATAATTTCATCTAATACTTTAGTTCTTTTAGTCCGTGTGTTGTAACTTTCTAAAAGAATATTGTTTTGAATAGTAGTATTAGTTTCTTGATCTTCTTCTTGTCGTAATGAATCAAGTTCTTGAGTTAATCCATCAAATTCAGTAATTAAGTTGAAAAAGATTTGTGATGTTTTGTTTATCATTTTTGTTTTTGTTATTATATAAATAAAAGTAACCCCTTGAACTAGTCCAAAGGGTTCGATTTATTTATATTTTTGATAGGAATTTACATCCTATTATTATTCATTTTTCATCCCTTACTAATTCTCAAGGGATTAAAAAATCTTTTCTTCATTGCTCTTTTGCATATTGAGCAATAAAAATTGAAACAATATACATAGTATCTTCTACCTCTTCAGGTAAAAGACATTCTAAGTATTTTGTTTTGTTGATAGGAATGTCTCCTATCATTCAATCATCCACTATTTCTGTGGATAATCTTAAATTTCATTCAGACTCTATTGTCTGAATGTTTTCCCCATTTTCTCCAACAATATTAATTGAATGAGGTGTCAGATTTTTTAAATTTGTCATTATTTTTTAGATTAGATTATAAAACTATATTATTTCTATGTAACTATATTTTTCAATTTGAAGCTCGTCCCACGACGAGTACTTCTTTATAATAAGGATATTTCCTTGATTAGTATAGAATGTTATTTCTTTGTAAAATCGACCTTTATTATTGAAAACATTTTCAATAGTTTCAATATTTTCAAAATCCTCATATTTATTTTTTATGAGAATTGAAAAGATTTTTATATCTTTATAGATACATAATTTTTCCGCTGATCACGGAAAAATATATTTTTCATCATCATCCATTATAAGGATGATTT